AATCTCCATGGTAAGAAAAATCTACTGAATCTTCCATATCCCGGGCCTATTTCTAAACTATTATAAAGAATAGATTGAGCACCAGTTTTTGCAAACATCTTGATCTTATCTTCGACTTTTTTAGTTAACATTTCATCAAACTGATCTTTTCTTTCATATGTGAAATCTAAATCTTTAGCATACCATTCTTTGGTTTTGTCTAGTCGATTTATTTCCTGTTGATTATTGATGTCGACAGATTCAGCCAGGTTTTCCAATATTGATAAATTATCATCAAGTATTTTTTGGAAATCTGTACCTTTTATTTTTTTAAGTTTTTCTATGAGTAATTTAATTTCTTCGATGCTTAACATATATGTTATTTACTAAAATTCAAAAAGTTTGTTAAACGTATTGGTTGTTTCTGTCGATTGTACGTCCCAATTTAATACTCCTATTAGATTATCTATTTTTTGATCAACGATGGTAGATTCCATCGCTTCAGAATCAAATGGTAATTCTTGGAACCATTTTGGAATACGTAACTCGTCCACTGGATATGCTATGGAAGTATAATCTAATGGATTGTTTTTTAATTTACATACAATTACTTTTGCACCATCTGTGATAGGCATAGAATATTTGTCTCCGTATAGTTCTCTACATTTATTCCAGTTGATGCTGGCACGAACATGACCTGGCATATTGGCACGACCTTGTTTGTTTTCTTTTCCGAGATATTCTGTTATCTTATTGGCTCTTTTTGGAGAACCCTTCTCCCAACCGGGTCTTGATTTGAATTCAGCCCTAAATTCTGATATTCTTTTGAGAACATCTTCTTCGGTTTTATTTGTTAATACCATCATCAACAATTCACTCAAAAAATCTTGTACAAATACAGGTGTGTCTGATCTTTTTAGATCAAGACCCATTGCCTTCATTTTACCCATGCTACCTTCGGTATCTGTTCTTTGTCCTTCTTTATCAAAATATAGAACTGCATATCTTTTCTTTGTGATAAAAAGTCCTTTGCTCGCAACAAGTTCTCGTCCTGCCGCTATGACTTCTCCTCTGCTTTTTGGACAATGAAATGCTTTGGTCATGAATCCAGCAAAAGATGAATTCACCTCAGATGATATTTTATCATATAAAGCAATAACGTTTTCTTTTTCCCATGGGATTTGTCCTGCTGTTATTTCTTTCTGTAATGGCTTATAAGCAGAAAAATACACAGAATCTGTATCACCATATATGATAGAATCTCCTTTGTGATCATACTCGCCCGTTATAATTTCATTAGTTTTTGCCGCCATGTGTTTTGTGATACATCTGCCTGTCAGTGTCACAGATTGTCCGATACGTATGTCAAAGAACCTGCAACCTGGATTTAAGATTGCACCATACAAACTGTTCAAGTTAATTTTTTTAACCAGTTGTCTTTTGTCCCAAAATTCTCGTTCAATATCGTTGTCTCCGGCATCGTGCATTTTGCGTTGCATCTCTTTTCTTTCAGCATACCAACGTTTCAATAGTCCTGGAATGATGGCTTCAAACTCGTATGTAAAAATCGTACCATTGGCAGACAGCATCCATTGATTATTACTATTAAAAATTATTTCGTATAATTGTGCCGCGGACATTTTGACTGATGTGTCGTCTTCCCAGTCCACTGTAATTTCTACACCACGATCTTGTTTCATCACTGCTTGATACTCCCATGAACCAAATTGATTATCCCATGCCGATGCGAATGATTTCTTCTGATGTATTGCTCTGTTAATTTCTGCTGATGTTATAATTGGACGTATTTGTCCCACAATAGATTCAGGTCCCATGTTCAATGCACGAATCACGCTAGGATATAGACTGTTTATATCACAACTTCCTATCCAATCATGCAATCCTTTTTTAGGTGTTGCCACATATGCTCCTGCGGCCTGGGTCGACTCTCCTTCTTGTCTTTTGACTCTACCCGGAACAATCATTCCTCTTCGATGTGCTTCATTCACAATAGCCTGTTCTGTGACCGCCACTGCACCCATTGTTGTTTGAAGTAAAACAGTGTTTTGGTGTGCGATCTCATTCGCCAGTTCTATGAACTTCAATTTCTTCTCAAGTTTGGCCAGCAGTGCCGTGTCTTGTCTATTATATTCTATGAACAATCCAAAATCGTTATTATACAGAGCATCTAGTGATCCTTCGTACACAGTTTTTCTTTCTCCTAGTTCATGCTCGCCTATGGCATCTAATCTATACGAATGTCTTTCCTCATAAGTGTATTTTCTATATAGTTCAAGTAAATCTAAATGTACTCTTCCAATTAAGTCGTAACTGATCTGTTCTCTGCCATATTTTTCAAAGGTTCTTTTTCTGGGTTTCTCACCCCAAAAACATAAACGCCTTGTGTCATCGGAACTTAACACTTTTTGTATTCTGCCTACGGTATAGGGTATATCGTATCCCTCCGAGTTCCATCCTGATAATATATCTGCTTCTTCGATCAATGTTAAAAAAGCATCAAGCATATCTTTTTCTTTTTCAAACAACATCACGTTGCTGAAACGTTCTACTTGTAATTTGGCATTTTCAAAACCCAATTTTTTAGGTGGTACAGCAAAAGTGACTAATTGATCGGTCCAATTCAAATAACAAGTAATTGCTGTTATAGGCATAAATGGATCATCCGTGGTAGAATATCCTCGTTCAGGATCAAAGTCTACCTCAATATCAAAAAATACTACATTTAGATTGGGAGCATCTTTGCCTAGATAATTCTCTTCGAGACAACGGAACACAGGATTAATATCCTGCTCATAAAGTTTTTTATTTGATCTTATACGTTGTTCTTTTATGAAATTGCTATATGTGTTGGATTGAACTTTTTGTAAAGGTTCACCAAATATACTTCTGTGTTTTCCTTTGTTATCGGGATAATAAAATACGTATCTGGCATCATATTCTACAAATTTTCTTTCTCCATTTTTGTTTCTTTCGACAACAAAAACTTTGTCTTGATCTCTCTTGTAATATGCATCAATATAACTCATTTTTTACCACCAATAACTTGCAACACCAAACCCATATATGTTTATGATCGAAAAATATCCTGTGAGCACCATTACGAATGCGGCTCCTCTTCTGTAAGCGGCATAACATTGAGTTGTGGCACCAACAAAAAATGCAGGATATATGACGGTCAGATCAGGATTATCGGCTGTTATTGCCAAAGTTAAACTTGCTCCAACAGTGAAAATAAAACTTATTAATTCAAAGTAAAAGGCTACATTATCTGATTGATAACTTTTTATCCAGAATTTTTTGATATCACCATACACTAGATTTTTCCAGCGGCCGCTAATATAGAATCAACCATGTCCATATCATCTGTCACAGTTTTGTAAGAATCTTTGTGTGCAATGGTAATTGCCTTATTGATTAATCCTGGTTTGATTTCTAATTCTTCTGCTATGGCCTTGACTGTGTCTCTCAATCCGCCTTTGAGATCATCAATCTCTCCCAGCACCTGAGAACCTTCTCTTATGATTTGTATTATTTTTTGTTTTTCTGCGTCATTAAAATTTTTACCTGACATATATGTCTCCTTTGTTAATCGTTTATTATACATTAGATTTTTAAATAGATCAACTGATTATAATCGGTTGTATTAATTTACCAGGTAGTTGTTATCTATTAAGTTATTCGCCATCGAAACAAAAGAATGATTTATTCTTTCTTGTTTAGCCAATCTAAGTGTTAAAACTATCCTTGTGTGTCTACTATTGTTATAAAAACTATGCCATTGTTCAGTGGTCATGAAAAGAACATTATTGGGATCCATTATGGTTTGTGCCTTTGCCTCAAATTTATCAGTATTGGTAAAATCTAAAAATACATTACGAGAATATCTACTGTGCTGTATTTTTTCTTTTTCAAAGGTTTGATCATCGTACCATTTTGTAACACATTTATCATCAGATATCTTGATAGGTATGTTGAAACTTATATTATGTGGACCCGCTCTGCCTTTTTCTAGGACGGGACCATCTTTGTGTACTCCTCCTCCTCCGTAAGCAGGAGTTATGAACAGCGCCACTCTGTTGGCATCAAAGTTATACAGTTTAGATAATGGAAACATATCTATTATTTTCTGTCCGTCTATAGGATCTAGATTAACGTGATTGTATGTTTTAGACAAGTTACCGTCGTCTTTTTTCATAGTCGCTGTTTTTATTGCAAGACTTTGCACTACACGTTTCTTAATGTCTTCTAAATTAGGTATCTCGAATTTGATAAAGTACGGAGATCTATTTTCTATGAGTTTTAGAGTTTGCATATTTCATATTACCAAATGTAGATACCACAATATACCGCTGTTGATATAATTAACATCCAGAAAATTAATTTATACATTACTCTACGTTTCCTTTGTGACGACCTTTTTTGGCAGTTTCGCCTTTTTGCATGGCTTCTGCCCAGACTATCATGTTGTTGACCAAACTTTTGACCATACCGATAGTTTCGGAATCCTTCAGTATGTTATTTCTACCCTGTGCTTCTGATTCTATATTACACAAAGGTGGTGTAGTCAAAGATAAGTTTGATGCAAAACTGTATAAGGTACCTGTGATATGTTGCCAACCATCAACTCCTCCCGAAACAATACTGCCAAACACTTTGCCCATCATGGGTTTGTAATGGTTGTTATCCAAACTCCACGTATCAATATAGTCTAATCTTTCTATCAATGCCTGTGTATGACTACTGAACATACCCCACCAAATAGGTGTGGCAATAATAATTCCACTCATTTCAGGTTGTATCATTTTGTGGATTATCGGACGTAAGTCGTCGTCGTGATCTTCTGTGGTATTTTTATAGTTTAACTCTGCCATGTTAACGATTTCACACTCGTGGCCTAACTTTTCAAAACCTTTCTGTACCATTTCACAAACAACTGATGTGTTTGATTCTGTACTTGGTTTAAGTGTTCCGTTTATAATAATAAATTTCATTATTTTTTCTTAATTGGAACGCAGTTGTCTACAGTCTTGCCACCTTTTTTCTTTGTGCCCATTCTCTTGTAGCCTTTCCAACAAGCCTTGCCGTCAACGCCTTTTTGTTTCTCTTCTGGTAGGTGTTTTTCTGTAACTTCGTATATTCTCATATTACCACTTCCTACATGACCAATATCTTGCTTTGGTTTTCGGTCCTGGGTTAGCACAGTTGTGTCTCGCCCTAAAACTTTTTCTCGCCTTTGGATTAGACTTTCTAATCTTCATGGTTTTCTGTCCGGCTTTCCTCGCTGAACTTCCACCATGTCCGAAATTAACTTTCTTCACGTTTCCAGATTTGGGATCTTTCACATAAACTTTGAATTTTTTAATATCACCACGCATGGGTTTGTTCAGTGGTACTTTTCTGCCTCTGTATTCTGCGTCGAACAGTTCCGTTTCGTCTTCTGGAAAGCCTAGGTAACCGAATGCTTCAAAGAACGCATCATCGTCCTCGAACGTCATCTCGTCCTCTTCTGGGAATGGATCGTATTCACTTTCGTCCAGGGCCACTAGGGCCTCCTCTGCGTTGGTCAGTGACTGTATGGCAGATTTCTTGGCTTCCTCGTCCACTGACAGTGCTTC